TTAGCGCACCAGGCCAAACCGTGACGGACGCTCTGTTAAGCTCGATCTCCAGTCGCCGTCGAAGCCGAAGGAAGGTGCGCCGATCGGCTCTGAAAACCAGAAGTCAGTAAATGCCGCGATGTCCGGCTCACAAAACCAGTGCGCTTCACCGTTGGCATCGACGGCCCACCACCGGGCGTTTTTCGGCGCAAGCTTCCAATCCACATTCACCATCTCAGGTCTCCGCTCCGCGAATGGAACAACAACGAACTTATCAGCTAGCGCCATACCCTTTACCTCATCTTCGGCGTTACTAATGTTCCTATTTTGTTCTCATTGCAAAATGAGTCAATGCCACCTTTGAGTGATTCCTAATTTATGCTCGACGAAGAAGAGAGAGCACCTGGCCGATGACGGAAAGATCGTCTGCCACATCCTCGTCGATGACTTCCTTGGGATAGCCATTCTGTTCGTTATCGGAACGCAGTTCTAACGAGCCGTCCATGCGCCAGTTTGCCCGCTTCACCTTAATTCCGGGTCCGACGCGAAAAACAAAAACCTGATCATCGACGATGTCGCTCTTGCTTTGATCGACGATCATGAATGCCCCATCTGGGATAGTCGGCAGCATGCTTTCGCCTTTAGCCTCAAGCATAATGCAACTTTCGGGTTTTGCCCCGATGCTCCGAAGGAACGCGCGGCTGAAGGCAACTGAGTTATGTTGCCCATCCTCTTTCGGAATAAGGCCAGAACCCGCAGCAGCCTGAACATCATAGAGCGGAATTTCCACGAGGTCAGCTCCAGGCACTGACATCGCCGATTCACTAAACATCGGCCCGTCGCCCGTGAGAAGCCACGATACATCGACGCCGTAAACCTCCTTATAGGCCAGCAGTACCGAGGCGTCCGGCTCGTTGTCGCCCCGCTCGTAATTGCCGAGCGTTTTCTCGGAAATGCCAAGGCTCTTGGCGAATACTTCACGCGGCTGATCGCCCAAAGCTTTCCGGATATCCCGCAATCGTTGGCCGAGCGGGGTCTTGATGGTTTCTGGTCGCGCCAAATTCTTCGCATTAATGCAAAAGCCGGGTTTACAAATCCCGGATTTTACCTTAATCCTTTCTGTGTTCGCAGAATTAATAACCCCAAAAAAGGAGGCCGGTCAGGGCCTCCCTTCTGGAAGGAATCCTTTATGCACCGTGTCTCTGACGGCGGCAAGATGAGCCGTGCCGAACGCCTTCGGCTGGAAGAAATTGCCCGGATTAAAGGCAAGCTCATCATAGCCAAAATTACGCTTGCCGAGATCGACAAGAAATATTGCCTGCCCACCGGCACAGCCGGCAATGCCGTTCATGAGCCGCACGCGGCCGGTGAACGTGCCATCGCTGCGGCCCTGAAAACCCGGCCGCACCTTCTCTGGTTCTCCCGTTACATGCCCGATGGTCGCAGGCTCAGCCCGCAGCCTTCGGAGAATTACCGGAACGGCCGCCGTGCCGCCGAAGCGGAGCAAGCCGCAGCATGAAGCGTGGAACGGTTCGGGATTGCTGCTCTAGCCTACCGCACGAGTGCAAGGCGTTCGTTCGCCCCGGCTGTCAGACCCAATCTCTCGACCGCTCCACACCCCGACAATCGCCGATCAGCAGACACCCCACAATGACGAAACCGCATGCCAATTTCGACAGCCCGATTTTCATTCCGGCCCGCTCCCGAGTGTGCCGGTGGGCCGAAACCCTGCTGATTTTTAGTCCTGCGTTCGCGGGCGTTTCGGCCGCACTCATCACCATCCTCAAACACTATGGAGCAGCTCTATGAGCGTAGCAGTTCGCAATCACGTCGCCGTGCCCTTCTTCGACCGTGTCCCGTCGCGGGTGAAAGACCTTGTGATTACCACCTTCGACAACATCGTCGAGCGTGGGCAGTCCACCAGAGAGGCCTACCACTTCTTCGGAAACGCTGTGAAAAAGCGCAATGTAGAGGGTCCGACATTTGACGAGTTCGCCCACTGGCATGAACGCGTCAAAAACGGCCTGATCGACCGCCCGCATCCGTCCGACGTTCTCGTTTTCAGCCCCGCTCCAACCACGGTCACCAAGCCTCTGCCCCAGGCGACAGAAAAGCCTCTTTCCATGGCCTGTGTCGTCGATCTTGAAACTGTGGATGCCGAGCGACTGCGGAATGCCCGCGCCATTGTCGTTGCAGCCCATGCCCTCAACGAAGCGAAGCTGTCGGCCGGTTACAGCCCGGAATCGATCACGCTCGACGACACAGTCGTGCAGCAGGCTTTGACAGAGCTTTTGACGGCAGAAGCTGACGCGACAGTCATGGACGCCGATGTTCATATGACGGCTGGAAACAAACTCGTCGACCTGCTGCTTGGCGAAGGCGATGCAGATATCGACGATAAGCTTGTCGGTTGCCTCACCATGGACATGCAGCCCGAGCTTTGCCGCCTGCTTGCGCGCTCCGACGCCAACAAATCCCGCTGATTTCCCGAACCGTCGCTCTGTTACCCCCAGGGAGCGACGCCAGATGCCGGGGCGGCCTCAACACCCAGCCCCACCGCCCCGGCATCGAACTGCCGCAATGCCGTCGCCGAGCGACGAACTCCGAGGTTTCGATGGTAAATCCTTATTCCGATGAAGAACGTTTGCAGGCAATGGTAGCGGCCAGCTATCGCGCCAGCCGTTCGCATTTCAACCACCTTCCACTCCGCCACATCATCAACCCGCCTGCCGAAATGTTCGATGCGAAGCTCGCACGGCAGATGGCGATCTACGTGCTTCACGTCGATTTCGATGTTCCGCGCCGCCGCTTGGTCGTGCTCCTGGGCGTTGCCCGCTGGACTGTGATGCAGGCTGTCCGCGTCGTTGAGGCACGGCGCTTCGAACCGCTCTTTGACAAGGCTTACGAGCGTATCGCCGCCCGCGCCAAAGACACCTTTATGGAAATGCTCTACGAGGCCTCGGCCGGACAGGAAGCCTCCCATGGCTGAGTTCATCCGCGCCACCCTATCAAGCATCTTTGTCGGCGAGCGGCTCCGCCCGATCGATATGGATTATGCCGAGGCTATTGCCGCTTCGATGTCTGAACACGGGCAGATCAGCCCGATCATGATCCGCAAGACGCCTGCAAAAAAGGGAACTCCTTTCACGCTGGTCGCGGGCGGCTACCGCATCACCGCTGCAACGCTGCTTGGCTGGAAGGAGATTGACGCCATCGTCGTCAAGGCTGATGCCGTTGAGGCGCAGCTGCTCGAAATCTCCGAGAACCTCTATCGCAATGAGTTGAACCCGCTTGATCGCGCCATCTTCGTCATGAAGTACCGCGAACTTTGGGAAGAGAAGCATGGCGAGATCAAGCCCGGCCGTCCTTCGGAGAAAAACCGTAACGATTACGGAATTATCTTCTCCGGCGGGCGGGAGCTTTCCGAACGCGTAAAAGAGCGCTTCGGCTTCGGTCAAAGCACCTATGAGAAGGTGACCAGCATCGGGAAAAATCTCGATCCGGTGCTGAGACAGGCCGTGCGTGGCACCTCGGCGGAAAACGATCAGTCGCAGCTTTTGACGCTGGCGAAACTTCCCCGTGAAGATCAGGTGAAGGTCGCGGCAGCGCTGAAGCACGAGCCGGACGTGAAGAAGGTTCTTGCCTTCACCAAGCCCCCCGCTCTGGTCACCCCGCCGCCCACTCCTTCTCAATCAATCATCCTCACCAAACTGATCGCCGCCTGGGACGAGGCGAGCGAGGAAACCCGCGATAGCTTCCTTGAGCACATCGGCATGTCTGACGCGCCGGATGCCCTCATGGCTGCGATCCGCGAGGAGGCTGCATGAGCACGAAACGCGATCCCAACCAGATGGACTTTTTCAAGGAGACTGTTTTCCCGGTGCGCTCTGCGTCGGAACGTCTCGATATCGACCGCTTCCGTTCGACCCTGAAACGCGAAATGGCCCGTGCCATCCGTGAATGCCAGTATGACCGCGACACGATCGCGGCACGCATGGCTTACTATCTCGGCCTGGACAAAGTCTCGAAGTCCGCTCTCGACAGCTACACCGCCGAAAGCAAGACCGCCCACGACATCAGCATGCCGCGCTTCAAGGCGTTCGTTCGCGCCACCAACGCATTCTGGCTTTGGGATGTCGTTGTTTCCGATGACGGCCTGTTGCTGCTCGAAGGTGATGAAGCCCGCCTCGCGGAAATGTCCCGCATTCGCCAGGAGCAGAGGAAGCTCGCCAAGGAACTGAAAGTTCTTCAGGCGACGCCAGTGCACATTCGTCGGGTGCGCAAATGAAGAAAGAATGGTTCACATCCGCCGAATTGGCCCAGGCAGCTTTGCCGGGTATTCCGAGCACGCGCCAAGGGCTTGAGTTGTTTATCGCTCGCTCTGGCGTGCGTTCCACCGTGAAAGCCCGCCCGAAGGCCGGACAAGGCGGCGGGTTTGAATACCATTATTCCTTCCTGCCTTCGGTTGCGCAGGCGAAGCTCGCATTTCTCAATGCGGAGCCGACCGATCCGCGCCCGACGAAACTTTCGAAGATGCTTTGGGACCGTTTTGAGGCCCTTTCAGACGCCCACAAGGCTATCTGCAAGACCCGCTTCGCCGTCCTGACGGAAGTCGAGGAACTGCGGACCTCGGGCATCAGCATGAAACATGCCGTCGCCCACGTCACCCGCAGGGCCGATATCGTGCCCGCGACCTATTACGAGTGGCGCAAGATGGTTGAAGGCCATTCCCGCCAGGACTGGCTTGCCGCCCTCGCCCCATCTTTCTCGGGAAGCGCCAGCGGCGAAGCCGCCGAAGTCACTCCCTGCCACCCCGAGGCGTGGAAAATCCTGAAATCCGACTTCCTGCGGCCGGAACGTCCATCCTTTAGCGCCTGCTACCGTCGCATGATGATGGTTGCCCGTGACCAGAACCTGTCGCCGATCCCTTCGGAGCGTTCCTTGCGCCGCCGCCTGGATGCGGAAGTGCCGAAGGCCGCGCAGATCATCGCTCGCGAAGGCAAAGATAAAGCGAAACAGCTTTTCCCTCCTCAGAAGCGCACCGTGGCACATCTGCACGCGATGAAGATCGTCAACACCGACGGTCACCAGCTCGACCTGTTTGTGCGGGCACCGTGGTCGGAGACGCCAGTGCGCGTGATCCTGATCGGTATTCAGGATGTCTATTCGCGCAAGGTTCTTTCGTGGACGCTCTCCGAAGCCGAAACGTGGGAGGCCGTCCGCACCTGCATCGGTTCGATGATCGAGAACCATGACGGCATCCTCCCCGAGCACATCTATATGGATAACGGCCGTGCCTTCGCGGGCAAGATGATCTCGGGCGGCGCAAAGACCCGTCACCGCTTCAAGGTCAATGAGGACGATGTTGCCGGCCTTTTGAAGACGCTCGACATCGAGCCGCATTTCGTGAAGCCGCGTTCCGGTCAGTCCAAACCGATCGAACGCGCCTGGCGCGATCTCGCCGAGGAAATTTCCAAGCATCCGTCTATGTCCGGTTGCTATACGGGCAACCGGCCGGACGCGAAGCCGGAAAACTACGGCAATAGCGCCGTGCCGCTCGAAACGCTCCAGCGCCACGTTGCGCAGTGCGTTGACGAGCATAATCACCGGCTGAACCGTACAACGGAAACCGCCCACGGCCGCAGTTTTGCGCAGACGTTTGACGCGTCGATCGCCGAGCCGTCCACGATCGTCCGTTATGCCAGCATGGCCCAGCGTTCGCTCTGGATGCTCTCGGCAGTCGCCATAACGGCCCGCAAGCCGGACGGCGCGATCCACATGCACGGTAACCGCTACTGGCACCCCGTGCTTAACGAGTGGATCAGCAAGAAGCTGACGGTTCGGTTCGATCCAGCCGACCTGCACAAGCCGGTCAAGGTCTACGACCCGGAAGGCCGCTTCCTTTGTGACGCCAACTGCCTGGCTAAAACCGGCTTTGCCGATACGGGCGCTGCCCGTCGCCAGGAGAAGGCACGCAAAACGCACGTCAAGAACCTTCAGGCGGTGGCCAAGAGCAATGCGGCGCTCTCCCCGATGCAGCTTGGCGAGATCATGGAAAAGGGCCGCAAGGCCGAGGCTGCGAAGCGTCCGCAGACGCCGGTTCGTCCGGTCGTCACGCGCCTTGTTACCGGCAACCTTGCACATGCCCCGGTCGAGGCGGTCAGCGTCGATCATTTCGAAGACAGTTTTGCGCGTGGCCTCGCCCGAGTGGCGGGCGGGGAAAGCGCAATCATCCAATTCCCCACGGGGAATACCGAGGCAGGCGGCAAGCCTGCCCGCAAGAGAAGAGCCGAAAAGTACTGAGTACGGTTCCAGTCCAACAGGGCGAAAAAAAATGAGCGACCCAAAGGCCGCCCCACAATTGAACAAAGGAACCTTTATATGAAAAAGACGACCAGCACAAATACCGTCTGGGAACAGTCTCAACCGACGATCGAGTTTACCGCCAAGCATCCGGCTTCCGACGTTGCCGAATGGCGCAAGCTGACGGCGCGCACCGTTGATGTCGCCGTCACTTACGGTTGGACGAAAGCCGAAGTGTCCCGCCGCTCGGGCGTTCCGGACGGCACGTTTTCCCCTTGGTTTAGCGGAAAGTACCTCGGCGTCCTGGCGAACGTAAATCAGCAGTTGGCCAACTGGCTCGATGCTATCGATGCCAGCCAGAACATGGCCGCTATCATGCCCGTGTCACCGCCTTTCCAGCGCACGACGGTCGGCATGGACGTTTACAACGCTCTTCTGTTTGCCCAGGTAACGTCCGGTTTCGTCCGCGTCACCCTGCCCGCAGGCTCTGGCAAAACCGCCGCTGTGGAGCACTTTGCCGCCACTCGGCCACATGTCTTTAAGGCGACGCTTAGCCCGAGCACCAAGACGGTTCACGGCATGCTCGTCGAGTTGTGTGCCGCTTTGGAGGTGCACGAGCATAATCCCGCAAAATTCGCCCGCGCCCTCGGTGCGAAGCTGAAGCGCGTTGGCGAAGGCTCGCTGCTCATCATTGATGAGGCACAGAACGCGGTTCCGGACGCGATCAACCAGCTGCGTCACTTCGTGGACAATGATCATTGCGGCGTCGCTCTGATCGGCAATGAGGACACCGCGACCGCCTTTGTTAAGGATCAGGGTCGTTCAGTTGCCAGCCGTGCGCAGGTGCTTTCCCGCTTCGATCGGCAGGTCCGCACGGTTCGTAATCCGATTGCGGACGCGGAAATGCTGATCAAGGCATGGGGCGTAGAGGAAGGCAGCGATTGCGCAACCTTTCTAAAAGGTCTCTCCCAGAAGCCCGGGGCGCTTCGCCAGATCGACCGCACCATGAAGGCCGCTTCCATGCTCGCCATCGGCGACGGCGAGGAAGGCGTTCGCCTGGAGCACCTTCAGGCCGCCTGGAAGAACCGCGACATGGGAGACAGCCTATGACGCCGGAAAACCCTTCCCTCAAATCTCACCTGGATTATCTCGCGAGCATCTTCGGGGACGCCAAAAAGATGAAGCCGGACGAAAAACTGGAACTGGATGCGCAATCCGCCCAGACCGTCCTGAAAACCCTTCGCGCCCTGTCACAGCAGGCCGGCCATCTTGAGCTGGAGCTTTCCATTCTGCGCGACAGCGAGGCCGGGAAGCTGCTCGCCAAGACCGCCGAGCAGCTCGCAACCGGCGAACTCACCGGCCTTCTGAAAAAGGCCGAAGGCAACATCATCCGCCCGAACTTTGGAGGAAAAAAGAATGACGGCGAAGCCTGACTGCGTTTCCGATTATCTGCTCAAGTTGGCGCGCGATTTGAACGGCGTCGTCAATGAGCGTGGCACGATCAACCTTGACCGGGTGACCTCTGTGAACGTCATCCTTCACATCGGCCGCATCGCCGAACTCGCCCGCAAACTCGAAAACGCCTGGTCACAGGCAGAGTGGAACCGGCGCGCTTCACAAGACCGCCTGTCGCTGCTGACCAGCATGAACCGCGTTACGGCTGAGGTTCTCGGCCTGATGCGGCCCGACACCGAGGACGGCGGTAACGTCGTCCAGTTCCGCCCCAAGCCCTCCAATTCCCCTGCACCTTCCGCGCCGTCTGGTGGCGACGCGGCCTGATCCCCCTTTCACATTAATTTATGAGGTTCATAACCATGGAAGCTGTAATTCTGGAAGAAAAGGCCGCAGCCGGCATCACTGTCGTCAACGGTAAAGATTATGTCACCAACGCGGATGGCGGCCTGACGCCGCTTGCCCTGGTGAAGGCAGAAGACTTCCTTGAAGATCAGATGGTTCGCAAGATCATCGGTTTCGCCAAGCCGCTTTCGGCTGAGCTGGCCCGCTTCAAAAAGCACACCCGCGCCGATATCGCCGAGTTCGACCGGAACCTTGAGGCCAAATACGGCCTCGTCAAACGCGGTCGCGCCGGGGCAGGAAACCAGAAATACCGCACGATCGACGGGCTAATGTCCGTCGAGACCCGCGTGAACAAACTGATCGAGTTCGGGCCGCAGTTGCAGGTCGCGAAAGGGCTGATCGACGAATGCCTGAATGAGTGGACCGAAGACGGCCGTGCTGAAATCCGTGGCCTCGTCACTCGTGCCTTCAATGTCGATCAGGCAGGCAAGATCAGCAAGGATGCCGTCTTCGAACTGTTCAAGATCGAAAGCGATGATCCGCGCTGGATGAAGGCGATGGATGCCATCAACGCGGCCGTGCGGGTAATCGGCTCCAAAGAGTACCTGCATTTCAGCTTTCGGGAATCGCACGATGCGGAGTGGGTCCGCATTTCCCTCAACATTGCTGACGCGTGAGGACAGCACCATGGCACGAATTTATGTCGCGTCCTCATGGCGCAATCCCCATCAGCCGGCAATCGTCGACCTTCTCCGGACAAACGGCCATGAGGTCTATGACTTCCGCAACCCTCCACACAACACGGGTTTCTCCTGGTCTCAGATCGGCCTCGCTGTACCTTGCTCTGCCGAGGACTATCGAAACGCCCTTTTGACGCACCCGCGTGCGGCGCAGGGCTTCATGTCCGATTTCGCGGCTATGCGTTGGGCTGACACCTGCCTTCTCGTTCTGCCCTGCGGTCGCAGCGCTCACCTTGAGCTTGGCTGGATGGCCGGCGCTGGTAAGCGCACCCTCATTCTCACACAGGACGGCGAAGAGCCGGAGCTTATGGCGCTGCTCGCTGATACGATCTGCATCAACGCCGGGGAAGTCCTAGCCGAACTCCGGAAAGGCGGTGCGGCATGAGCGAGCTTCACCTGTACGACAATCTTTTTGATGCGGAAGCCAGAGTTGCCGCCATCTACATGATCGAAGCGCTTGGTGACCCTGACAGCCCGCCAGACTGGCTGCAGGATTTCGTTGACAATACCGATTTGCCGGATGTCCGCGCTATTCTTGAAGCCCATTCAGAGCTTGCCGACGCGATCGATATGAACAAGTTCGAGGACTGCAAGGAGCAGGCGAGCGCGCTCATGGAACGCTGGTCGCTAGTCGGCCGAAAAGGGCTGATTGTCAAAGCTGAGATATGCGTTCGGCGATATCGGGCTGGCACCACAATCTTCTCCAGCGGATGGGGCCACCTCAGATGGCGATGGTTTATCGTTGATGAGTTGGACTTGGTTGTTCCAAAGCTTCTGGGGATCGCGAGCGGGCAGCATCATGTATCAATGCTCGAAGGCCAAGCGGCATGACCAGCATCTACTTCTCCGACGCGACCCTGAAATCCTTCTCCGCCGCCACCAAGGGTGGAAAGTCCACGATCAAGATCGAGATCGAGACGGCCGATCGCTACCAGATGGCCAGCATACTCAATCAGCTCGATGAGATCGAGGCTGAACAGAAGGCAGCGAAAACGCCTCGCAAAGCCCCCTCCGGAAAGACGGACGCGCCCTTGTTGGCGCTTCCGGCTCCCGTGAAACAGATCAGCTATCATGGTGATGATCATGAATGACCCTATCGCCAAGGCGAAGGCCGAAGAGGCCCGCCAGTCGCAAATCCTCGCCGATGCGATCCACAAGGCAATTATCGAGACCGGCGAGCAGTTCGAAGTGCCAATCCTGAATGCCGTTGGTGGTGCGCTTGCCACCAACATTGCAGAGGTTCTGGCCTCAATATCCGACCGCCGTCACCGCAAGATGTTCCGTGACCAGCTCGATCGCGCCATTTCTCTCGCGCTCGCTCAGGCCGCCACGCGTCCCATGGCGCCTGTCGAAACCGTCATTGTCGGAGGTGTCCGCCAGTGACGAGTAAGCGACAAATCCCTGCGGCCTTCACCAAGGGCTACGTGCTTTGTTCTCCATCGGGAAAGCTTCAGCCGAACACATGGAGCGAGACCGCCGCCAGGGCGGTCGCATCCAAATACCGCAAACGCGACACCTGGGAGAAGGCGCAACGCCGGGGATGGTCCGTCCAGTTCGTCTATGTGCGGTTCTTCATCCCGGTTTTCAAAGCCACCTTCACCACAACCGAAATCAGCGAGGCCTACGATGCCGAGAACATTTGAACCCGATCAGTTGCTGACGGCGCTGATCGACGCATTTCTGAAGGACGGCCATTTCGTTCACGCGAGAAACGGCAAGATGTTCGTCCTGGTCGTCACCGAGGAAGGCGGCGAAGACAAATCTTCCGAGTTCTGCCTTTCCGACATTGCAGAGCACGCGGCACGGAGGATGTCGAAATGAGCAAGACCATCGCCGCCATCAAGATCGAGCAGAAGAAACTCGGGCTGGACGATTTCACCTATCGCGCCAAGCTCCACATTTTGACCGGCAAGACATCCACGACGGAAATGACCGAGGCGGAGCGGCAAAAGGTTCTCGTCAGCTTGCGAGGCAGTGCCGCGAGACCCGCGCCGGTTCGCCAGGACGGCCGGGACGGCAAGCGCAAGCTTTCCGGCAAGTATCTGCCGAAGATGCGGGCGCTGTGGATCGCCTGTTACAATCTCGGCGTGATCGACGATCGCCGTGACAGCGCACTGGAAGCCTTCGCAATGGGCAGGCAATTGCCGAACATTTCGGATATGCGCTTCGTTCACAAGCCAGAGGACGCCGTCAGCGTCGTCGAGGCGATGAAGGGAATGCTGGCGCGAGCCGGTGTTGTCTGGGCCGATCGCCTGCCGTGCGAGCCTTACGAGAAAAGCCCCGGCTACAAGATCGCCCGCGCACAATGGGCGATCCTGCATCCAGCCGAGCCGAACGCGTTCTGGCAGGCCGTGACCCACATCGTCACCGAAAGCATCAGCTACAGAAATTTGAGCGATGCTGAGTGGATCACGGTGATGAACCATTTCGGGCCGCAGGTTCGTCGGCTGAAGAAGGCTCAAATGTGATGACCGGGAACATCGCTCCCCTGAATGGCATGCCGCTCTTTGGCTGGCCGGACCAGCGGGAGATCGATGTTCTTCAGAACCAGCGTGACCAACTGGCGGAAAGGATCGCCAAGCTGCCGCGCTTTTCCCACCGACGTATCGAGCTGGAAGCACGCCTGCGGGCGCTGACCGAAGAGCAGCTCATCATTTCGAACAGGATTACCCGTGGCCGAAGACCTCACCCTTGATCTGTTATCGACGCTCGGCGAAGACGGTTTCTTCTCCCTGGTCGAAGCGCATGCCGGCGTCAGGCTTTACGTTCCGTCTGATCCGGAGCGCAGCGAACTTTCTTCGACGATCGGCGTTGATGCTGCATACCGTCTAGCCAAAGCATATCCGGGCGGATATATAAGGGTGCCTCTGGCACGCGAGTTTCGCGCCCGTCGTTATGTCGATGCCGAAATGAGCAACCGCGATATTGCCAAAAGGCTCGGTTTGACCGAAAGCGGTGTTGAAAGACTTTTGAAGCGCGCCAGAAAACGGGAGCCGCTCAAGTCCAGGCGAAAGACAGACCCCCGCCAGATGGAAATGTTTTAAAGGCCCGCCCGCCACGGCGGGCCTGATTTGTTTCAGGCCCAAATTCTAATTTGCCCCCATATCGGCCCGCGCGATCTCCGCCAGTTGCCATCATGACGGGGCTTTCATGACCACCCAAACTTTTGACGAATGGCTGATCGCCCGCCTTCGCGTTGCTGGCGCTTATGGCGGGACCATGGACGGCGTTCATGGCCGCGAAGTGATCGCGGCGCTTGAGCGCTTCCAGGGCGCTTATGATCTGCCGATCACCGGCCGCGCAGATCAAGTCACCGTTGATGCGCTCCGCAAGGTGCAGAGCAAAAACCCGAACAGCAATCTCGTTACCTACGAGAAGGTGCCTGTGCCGGCCGAACCCGTATGGATGCGCGAGGCGCGCCGCTACATGGGACTGAAGGAAATCGCCGGCCCCAAATCCAATGCAACCATCATGGGCTGGGCCAAGAAGCTCGGCGGCTGGATTGCCAGCTTTTATACCGACGATGACATTCCCTGGTGCGGACTGTTCGTCGGCAACCTCATCGCCACCACTCTTCCCAAGGAGGCTCTTCCCGCCAACCCTCTCGGGGCGTTGAACTGGAAGAAGTTCGGCGTCGAAAGCCGGATTGCGCGCGGCGCTATCCTCGTTTTCGAGCGCAAGGGCGGCGGACATGTCGGCTTTTATGTTGGTGAGGACCGGACGCACTATCACGTCCTCGGGGGCAACCAGGACAATTCCGTTTCGATCACGCGGGTGGACAAAAGCCGCCTCGTGAGTGGTGGCGTCCGCTGGCCGAAGTCCGCTGACGCGCCGATCGCTGGCAAGGTCGAACTGTCGAGCACCGGCGCACCGGTCTCGAAGAGCGAGGCATGACGCCGATGAAGCCAACCTACAGTACATCCAAGCGCTATCTCTGGGGGTCGTTCTGGGCCTCGTGGGGAGCGATTTATCTTCTCATCGCCGGGGCGCTCGCTGGCTCTTCAGAAGCTACTGGCATGGCGACGATTGCACTGCCGTCGCTCCTGACGCTGATCGCAACCGTGCTCGGGGTCCATCGCCACTACGGCAGCAAGGATTTCGAAGCGGCCGCCCAGAGTGAAGCCGTTCTGCCTTCGCCACCACCTTACCTGTCGCGCGACCAGCCTGCTGCCCTGTCGGAGACGGTACGATGATTTCTGCCTGGCTAACGAAGGCGGCAAGGCCTGTCATCATCGTGCTGCTCCTGATCGGAGCTGCCCTTTTCCTCGGCTGGCTCACCATCGCCACCGTCAACGGCATGGTGGAACGGGCCGTCAGCAGAACGAAAGCCGAGAGCGATGCCCGTTGGACGGCCGCGATCGAGGCCGCCAACACCAAAGCCGCCAGCGCCGAGGCGGCTCAAGCCCGTTATGCGCTCGACCTGGAGCGCAGCACTTCCGCCAAGATCGATGCGCTGCGAGCGCGAAATGAAGAACTGGAGACACAGAATGCGGCTTTGCCGAATGGCGATGACTGCGGCCTTGGCCGTGATCGCGTCCGCCTGCTCCCCCACTGAAAGCAAGGCTCCGCTCGTGCTTCGCACCGTCAAGCCCGCCGTGCCGCCCGCGTCCCGTGTGCCCTGCGCAGTTGGCGATCTGCCGGATCGTGACCTTTCCCAGCGGGAGGTCGCCACCCGCTGGAGTGCCGACCGAACTGAAATCCTGTCCTGCGACGCGCGCCGAGCTGCTGCCGTCGCGGCGATCGACAACATGCCGGAGACCTCACCATGAATTTCGGTGGAAACGCCGCTCTCGATTTGGCGGCCGAGCGGGCCGAGCAAGAGCGTGAGGCCGGGATTGCCGCCGCCTCGCGCTCCCTGCGCACACCCGGCACGATCGAGTGCGAAGACTGCCCGAACGACATTCCCCGCGAGCGCCGCATCGCATTGCCATCCGCCACACGGTGCATCGTCTGTCAGACGAAGTTCGAGAAGGCCCGCCGATGACGCCGACCGAAATCATTCCCTGGCTGACGCTGGTTCTCTCCAGCCTGGCTGTCCTTGGTCACCTCAAGGGCTTTTTCTCCAGCGGCGAAAAGAAGCTTGAGGCTGACATCAAAAGCGGTCGCGAGGAAATCGCGCTCTTGGGCAAAGACGTCGAGGCCCATGAAACCAAGCTGACCAGCCATGACCGCCGCATCCAGGCGATCGAAGGGGAAATGCGTCACCTGCCGGACCGGGAAAGCCAGCACCGTCTGGAGCTTGCCCTTGAAAAGGTGAATGGCCGCCTCGACACGCTGAACGAAACCCTCAAGCCCATCAAAGCCACGAACGAAAGAATGAACCAGCTACTGGTGGAAACGGCAGGCAAACAATGAGCATCGGCATCGACTATATGAAAATCATGCGCGAAGAAGCGCGGCTCATCATCTTGAGGGCCTTGGCGGAACAGGTAAATGAGAGCCTGAGCAGCTCCATGCTTGAGCCGGTCCTTGCCAATTTTGGCATCAACCAGGAACGGCCATGGGTGCATCAGCAGATCGAGTATCTGGAGACCATGGGCGCTGTTGTCGTCGTCAGTGCCGGCACTGTCAAGATTGCTTCCTTGACCGATCTCGGCCGTCGCCATGTCGATCGCCAGTCCGCCATCGAGGGCGTGAAGCGTCCGTCACGCGTGGGTGCCTGACATGGCGAAAGCACGCGGCCGTCTTTCAGCAATTGATCTCCTGCCCGAGGAATGCAGTGACGCGATCTCCTGGGCATCGCAGGAACTTGCCGACCGTGATCGAAGCCAGCTCGACATCTATGCCGAGTGGAAAACGAAGCTGATCGCGCTTCAGGGCGAAATCGGTCTCGATTTCGACATCCCGTCATTTTCGGCCTTCAATCGCTTCGCCATCCGACTGTCACAGATGACGCGCCGGCTTGAACAGACCCGCGAAATCGCCGCTACCATTTCCGAGCGCATGGACGCGGCCGGTTCCGACGATCTGACCCTGATCGCGGCCGAGGCGATCAAGACGTTGATTTTCGAGCTGCTGCAATCGGCTGGTGATGCGGGCATTTCGCCGAAAGGTGCCATGGAGCTGGCGAACGCGCTGCGCGCTGCCTCGGCCGCCCAGGTCACGTCTTCGAACCGCCGTCTGAAGCTCGAAGCTGAAGAGAAGGCCCGACGCATTGAGGCCGACATGAAGGCGAAGGCGGAAAAGGCGCTCGACGTTCTTTCGAACGAACCCGGCATTTCGAAAGAGGCTATCGCCCGCGCCCGTCGCGAGTTCCTCGGCGTGCGGCCGAAGGCGAAATCCGTTCCCGAGGTCTCTCCGGATGTGGAGAATAAGGATGGTGACCAATGACCGTCACTCTTCCGAAAGCCCCCTGCACCAGGTGCGATGGCACAGGGCGGGCCATCAAGCGGATCAACCGCCGACGTGACGGCACGATTTCCAGCACCGTCTATGACCTGAAGAACGATTGCCGGTCCTGCAAAGGGACCGGTCTTGCATGCATGGAGGAACAGCGTGGCTGAAGCCTTGCCCGGTTTGCCGCAAGGCAAGTGGACCGACCCGCCAGTGCTTCCGATCGATCCGGCCAAGTTGCCGGACGAATTGCCTCGTGGTGCCGATATTCCGGCTGATCTCGATCCATTGGCCGAAGGCGTCCTTATGGCGCATCAGGCCGAATGGATTGCCGACGACAGTCTGCTGAAGGGCTGCGCCAAGGGCCGCCGAACCGGCATCACCTTCGCCGAGGCGCTGGATGCAACGCTGATCGCCGCCGCCCAGCGATCGGCAGGCGGGCAGAACTATTTCTACATTCCGGACACCAAGCCGAAGGGCCGGGAGTTCATCGGCTATGCGGCGCATTTCGCAAAGACCGTCGCCAAGGAACTGCTGACGATCGAGGATGGCATTTTCTTCGATCAGCGTGACGACGGTACCACGAACGCGATCTCCAGCTATATCATCCGTTTCAAGTCCGGTTTCCGCATCGAGGCGCTTTCCTCCCGGCCGGAAAATATCCGTGGTCTTCAGGGCACGGTCTGCATCGACGAAGCAGCCTTCCATCGTGATGTGCGCGCCGTCATTGATTCCGTCGCGGCACTTCTGATCTGGGGCGGCAAGGTCCGTGTGATTTCCTCGCACAACGGCGTCAGCAACCCGTTCAATGAACTGATCAAGGAAGCCGAGGCCGGAAAGAACGGCTTCAACTTCCACACCTTTACCTTCGGCGATGCCGTAAAGAATGGTCTGTTCAAACGCGTCTGCCTGATCAAGGGGGAGGAATGGTCACAGGAGAAGGAAGACGCCTGGGAAGCGAAAATCCGCTCGGCCTATGGCACGCGCACTTCCAAGATGAAACAGGAGCTGGACGCGATCCCGGCCGAATCGGAAGGGGCGGCATTGACCCGCGTCCTGATCGAGCGCTGCATGTCCGCCGATCTACCAGCCGTCGTGCGGTGGGACCGGCCGGACGAGTTCAAGAACCTCGACGATTTTGAGCGGGCCGAACAGGCTGACGAGTTCTGTGAAGGCCTCTTGAAGCCCCTTTTAGACAAGCTCGACAAGGACCGGGAACATTGCTTCGGGGAAGACTTTGCCCGTTCTGGCGACAAGACGGCAATCGTGGTCTTCGAGATCGGGGCCGATCTCATCCGCCGCGCCCGCCTGATTGTCGAGTTGAAGAACATCCCGTTCGACCAGCAGCGCGACATCCTCTTCTACATTGGCGATGCCTTGCCGCGTCTCATCGGTGGCGCGCTCGATGCGCGAGGCAACGGCCAGTACCTTGCCGAAAAGGCCCGCCAGCGCTGGGGGGAATGCATCCACGAAGTGATGACATCTGCCAAGTGGTACGCGGCCAACATGCCCGGTTACATCGAAGCCTTTGTCGATAAGAGCCTGCTTTTGCCGAACGACGCCGATGTTCTCGCCGATCACCAAGCACTCGCCTACGTCAACGGGATCATCAAGGTTCCGGATGAACATTCGACGAAGGGCGCTGACGGTTACGATCGCCACGGCGATACCGCGCCGGCTGGCGCGCTGGCGTGGTTCGCTTCCAACCAGGAGGCGATCGCCTACGAGTACGAGACCAGCCGCAAGGCTATCAATCCGATGCAGGGCCACAATGGCGGCCCGCCGATGCATGACGACGATCGCCGTGGCGGAACCGTCAATATCTACCTGAGAGGATCGCTCTAATGGCGAAAAAGAAGAAGCAGAAGATTTCTCGTCACCTCGCCAGCTCCATGAAGGATCAGGACGGCAAGGTCGTCAGCGTTGCCGAGCTGACGGAAGAAGTGGCCGGTGCACAGGTGGGCGGTGTCCGCCAGTGGATTTCCGGTCATCCGGCCGATGGCATGACGCCGATCAAGCTGGCATCCATTCTGCGCGCCGCCGACCAGGGCGAGGTGGAAGCCTATTTCGAGCTGGCCGAAGACATCGAAGAACGCGATAGCCATTATCTCGCGCAGCTCGCCACGCGCCGTCGCTCAGTTTCGCAATTGCCGATTACTGTCACGCCCGCGTCGGATGGCGCCGAACACAAGAAGCATGCCGAGTTTCTGCGCGAGTGGATCAAGACTGGCGTGTTGCGCTCAAGCCTCTTCGATATGCTCGATGCGATCGGCAAGGCAATTTCCGTCCTGGAGATAGATTGGCACCACAAGAACGGCAACGTGCTTCCGCGCGCGATGATCTGGCGGACGCAGCGCTGGTTCACGTTTGACCGGGCGGACGGCGAAACCTTGCTGCTACGCGAGGGCGCTGCCGGTGAGCCCCTCATTCCACACAAGTTCATTGTCCATCGCTCCAAAGCTAAATCAGGTCTGACCATCCGGTCCGGTATTGCCCGCGTCGCGGTCTGGCTCTGGATGTTCAAGAGCTTCACCGTCAAAGACTGGGCGGTCTTCACACAGAACTATGGCCAGCCAATCCGCATCGGCAAATATGGCCGTGGCGCAACCGAACAGGAAAAGGATGTCTTGTGGCGGGCGGTCTCCGGCATCGCCGGCGACTGCGCGGCCATCATTCCCCGCGAAATGCTGATCGAGTTCCATGAGGTGGGTTCGAAGAGCAGCTCGACCGACATGTTCGAAAGGCGGGCGGACTGGTACAATCGCGAGACTTCCAAACTGATCCTCGGCCAGACGACAACGACGGACGCTGTTTCCGGTGGTCATGCAGTGGCCAAAGAACATCGCCTTGTCCAGGAAGATATTGAACGTTCCGACGCGCTTGACGCATCCGACACGCTTAATGCGCAGCTCGTGCCGAACATCATCGCTTTCAACTTCGGCCCCCAGGACGAATATCCAACCATCCACATCGGCCGTCCGGACGAAGTGCCGCTGAAGGACTTTGCCGAGGCCTTCGACAAGCTCGCGAAACACGGCTTGACGGCTGAGGCCAGCTTCCTTCGTGACCGCCTCGGCATTCCCACACCTGCGACGGATGCCGAGCTGGTCGGCGGGCGTGTCGAGACGGTCGTTCCGCCCGAGGACAGGCCCCAGCGAAAACCGCTGACCGCAAAGCAAAGCCTCGATCGTCTATTCGCGTTGGCGCATTCCCGCGATGAACCGGACCTGCTCGAAAAGTTGACCGATCGGCTGGAGAAGGATGCGGCAGCCGCCATGGATGGCATGATCGACGAGGTCCGCGAGATCCTGTCCACCGCGACGGATCTTCGGGACGCGGCCCGCAAACTCGCGGATCTCGATCTGTCGGCCGAGGATCTCGCGGAAGCCATGGCGCGTGGCATGACGATGGCGCACCTGATCGGGCAGGCCGCGCTCATTGATGACCTCAAGAGGCAGTCATGACAGGAGGCCCACTGGCGCGCTTCAGGGGGCTTTTTGCGGCATCCGTAGCTTCTGGCCCGAAAATCGCTTCCACGGCCTTTAAAAACGCCTCAACTTTTAAGCCGTTGGCCGTTGCTCTGATGGCAACGACGGTGGCCGCGATCAATCTGCCGTTTGATGAGGCAATCGACTTCCTTCGCCAGAAAACGGCCGTCCCAACGGAAAGCTATCGCGATGTCTGGGACGCGGCCCATTCGAAGATGTTCATGGTGGCGGGCGCAAATAAAAAAGCGCTGGTCGAGGATTTCCAGGCAGCGATCATCAAGGCGGCCGAACAGGGCCTGACGCTTGAAGATTTCCGTGCCGACTTCGATGCGATCGTGGCGCGCCACGGCTGGCAATACAACGGTTCACGCGGTTGGCGCTCCCGCCTGATCTTCGAAACCAATCTCAGCACGGCTTACGCGGCCGGCCGCTACGCCCAGATGACGGCCCCGGAGACGCTCGAAGCGTTTCCCTACTGGATGTACAATCATTCCGGCGCGCTGCATCCGCGCCTGGAGCACAAGGCATGGGATGGCGATTGCTACGAAGCGACCGATCCTGTCTGGGCGAAAATGTATCCCCCGAACGGCTACCGGTGCGGTTGCTTCGTCACGCCGGTGTCTCGTCCTGGTCTCCGCCGCCTCGGCAAATCCGGGCCGGACACGCCGCCGAACCTTGACCAACTCGGCACGGACCAGCCGCGGGGGATCGATCCGTCTTTCGCCTACAATCCCGGCGCTGCCTGGCTGACGCAAACCGCACCTGGTCCGAAGGCGGTCAGCGCCGACCAGGTGCAGGTCGCGGCCTTCGTTCAATCGGCGCTGAAGGGCAAATGGCCTGACGGTGCCTGGACGCCGGTTGCGACGGCGAACAAGGCGACGGGTGCCGCCCTCGATGTCGCCGCAGGCACGGAAATCCGCCTGACGGCTGACACCATCCGCAGCCAGGCGCAAATAGCTGAAGCTCTGACGCCCGACACCATCGGCGTCATTCCCGGCCAGCTCGTCCAGTCCGGAAAGCTGCTTCGCGACAATCGCGGCCGGCCGGCCTTCGTCGGCGAACATGATGGTGTCTTTTATCGCGCCGATGTCGATATCGTCATGAAGGCCGATCGGAAGACCGTTTATATGACCTCGCTCCAGCGTGTCAGCCGTTCTGATCTGACGGACGCCTTCGGCCCCGGCTGGCAGTGAGGTTCTTGGCATGAGCGGCGCATCGATCTCGATCACGGCACAGGTTCTCGATTCGGAAGTCCGACGCGGCTTTCGCCAGCTCGAAGGCCTGATGACGAACACGACGCCCGTTATGCGCGCGATCGGCGTTGGCCTTGTCGGTTCGACCCATATGCGTTTCGTCACCCAGACCGATCCGGACGGTCAAGCGTGGCAGGCGTTGAACACGGGATATGCCGAGGACAAGCGCAATTCCCGCATCCTGACCGAAAGCGGCCGGCTGCGGAACAGCATCAATGCCAGGGCAAGCAATGACGAGGTACTTGTTGGCACCGATGTCATTTACGCTGCCCCTCACCAGTTCGGCGCGACGATCGTGCCGGTTCGGGCAACGCATCTCCGGTTCCGGATCGGCGGGAACCTTATCAAAGCCGACAGTGTTACCTTGCCCGCACGTCCCTTCCTCGGTATATCGTCGGATGACGAAGCGATGATCGCCGAAACCGTCTTCGGTTTTGTGGACCGCTATTCCCCCCGCTGAAATTCTCTTTCCTTCAGGCCCGCCCGCAGGCGCAGGCATGAATTGAATTTTGCCCGCATGGCATATCCGGACCATGCGAAACCTGATCTCGACCACTGTTGTTGCACTTCATTCGGCCTCGGCTGCGCCGGTCTCGACCCATATTGTCGCGTTGCAGTCGGCCGCCACGGTTCCCGAATGGCTGCACGTTCTGCCGACCGGCCGTTTCTCCGGCGTCGATGGTCGCGGCCCTTATGTCTTGGACAATGCCGACGCCCTGATCTCGGCATTCAATGCCGAGGGCAAGAAATTGCCGGTCGATGAGAACCATTCGACCGACCTTGCGGCAAAGCAGGGTTTTTCCGCGCCTGCGCGTGGCTGGCTTACCGCGCTGGAGCGCCGTGACGATGGCGTCTGGGCGAAGGTCGAGTGGACGCCCGATGGCCTGACGATGATGCAGGGCAAAGCCTACGGTTACATTTCCCCGGTTTTCACCCACAGCGCCAAGGCTCCCTTTGCGGTTCACAAGCTGCTGCGCGTGGCGCTGACCAACGATCCCAACCTCAACCTGAAATCGCTTCACTCTCAGAACTTGGAGACCACCATGGATTTGGAAGTTCTCCGGAAGGCGCTTGGCCTGCCGGAAACCGCAGATGAGGCCGCGATCCTTGCGGCGCTCACGGCGGCTCACTCTGCCCAGACCGCGCATGCGGCCTTGATGTCGAAGCTGGCGGAAGTCGCCGGCGTCGAAGTGACTGTCGGCGCTGACGCGTTGGTGACCGCCCTTCAGGCGAAAACGAAGCCTGCCTCGGGCATCGAGCAGGAAAACGCCACCCTGAAAAACGAGATCAAGGCGCTCAATACCCGTGTCGAAACGCTGATCACCGATTCCGCAAAGGAAAAGGCCACCACCGTCGTCGATGCCGCCATCGCCAAGATGCAGATCGTGCCGTCCCTGCGTGAGCACTTCATCGCTCGCCACATGAAAAACCCGACCGAAGTCGAAGCGGAGCTGAAGGTCATGCCGTCGCTCAACGCCGGCGGCCTCGGCGGCCGTCAGCCGCCCGCCGAGGGTGAAACCGCAACCAGTGATGAGCTTACCGTCGCTGCCCTGATGGGCGTCGATCAGGAAGCCTTCAAGAAAGAGCACAAGGCGCTCTTCGGAAAGGACATGTGACATGGCAGCTACCGCTGACATTCGCCGCAAGACCCGCAACGGCGATGCCTATGGTTATCCCGTTCTCGCCGGCGTCCGCATCTTCGGCGGCACCTATATCGGCGTGACCGCCGCGCTCGCGGCCGTGCCGGCCGGTCATGCCTCCTGCGTCGCCCTGATCGGTTTCGCGGAAGAAAACGTCGATAACCGCGACGGCGCGACCGGTGACCGCCTCATCAACGCGAAGAAGGATGTCACTGCCATCACACTGGCCGGTGCCACCGCCGCCGATATCGGCAAGACCGTTTACGCCTCGGCAGATGACACCTTCACGCTCGCTGCTGGCGCATTGCTGCCGGCCGGCATCCTCCATGCCATTGACGCCGACGGCGTCTGGCTCAAGCCCCTCTAAGGAACCACGATGGATATCACGATCTCCAATTTGCGGGGCATCTACACCTCGCTTTCGACCATCTTTAACCAGGCGATGGCCGCCACGCCTGCGTTTTACGAGACCATCGCCATGACGGTCACGTCTACGACCTTCGCCAACCAGTATCCGCGCCTGGACGACTTGCCCGGTTTCCGTGAATGGATCGGCGATCGTGTTGCCCATGATGTCGGTGCGTCTCTCTATCAGATCGTTAACCGCGACTTCGAGAAGACGATCAAGATCAAGCGCAAACAGATCGAAGACGATCAGGTCGGCATATTCACACCCATGGCCGCACAGTTCGGGCAGGACGGCAAATCGTTCCCCGATACTCTCGTTTGGCCTCTGTTCAAGAAGGGCGAGACCGTCACTTGCTATGATGGACAGTATTACTTCGATACCGACCATCCCGGCTACAATGAGCAGGGTAATCAGATTTCGGTGTCGAACTATACCGCAGGTGCGCAGCCGGCCTGGTACCTGATCGACGATACGCAGGTCATCAAGCCGATGATCTGGCAGGACCGTAAGAAGATCAAACTGACCCAGATGTTCGACGAAAAAGACCCGAACGTCTTCTGGCGCGCCGAATACATCTGGGGCGCCGACACACGCGGCAACGCTGGTTTCGGCATGTGGCAGTTCGCCTACAAGTCGAAGGCCGAGCTGACGCAGGAAAACTATGATGCCGCCCGTACCGCCATGCAGTCCATCCGTAGAAAAGATGGACAGATACAGGCGATCCGACCGGTCAAGCTGCTCGTGCCGCCCGTACTCGAAGCGACGGCCCGCAAGATCGTTGAAGCTGCCCTGATCAACGGTGGTGACACCAACGTCTGGGCAAAGACCGCAAGCGTCGTCGTCATCCCGCATCTCGCGTAACCGGCCGGGCGCTGATCCGCCGCTCGACCGCACCGCCAGCAGTCACCTCCCGATTGCTGGCGGGTTTCCGGAAAACGGCCGCGTCGCCGCTTTCCCGAAACCCGAAGCCAAGGAACCACACATGTCGAAAATCCAGATCATCTGCTCGAAACCGGGCATCCGCCGCAACGGTGTCGAGCATCCTGCTCAGGCACTCTATGAACCCGGCAGATGGACCGATACCGAGCTTGAAGCTTTTCGCGCCGACCCCGCCTTCATCGTCCAGGAGGTCGCCGGCAGCACAGTCGCAGTTTCCAGCGCCGACATTGAGCAGGCGGTAAACGCCCGCGTCGAGATCGAGCGCCAGAAGCTTCAGCTCAGCTTTAACCAGGCTGTTTCCGACGCCGTCGCCGAAAAGCTCGCAGACACTAAGGCGGAACACGACAATGCGATCGACGCCCTCGGCAAGAAATTGAAGAAAGCCGAGGAGCGCGTTGGTGATCTCGAAGCGCACATCAAAAAAGACGGCGAAACGATCAAAGGTCACGTCGCGACGATTGCAGACATGACGAAGACCATCGCCGCCTCGGAGGGCGGCAAAGAGAAGAAGTAATCCCTGACGGGAGCGCCGCGAGGAGCGGGAGGACCGGATCAGCACGCCGGACCGATCGCCCCGAAGCCCTCCGATGGCACGAGGCTCGCAAGAGGCCATCGGCAACAGCGGCAAAACCCTGAAGCCAACCCAAAGAGGACACCGCATGACACGACGTTATTTCAGCCTCGCTTTCTTCGCCTGCCTCACAGCGTTCTCGACGTTCGCCAAAGACACTGTCGTCTTCGCCCTGAACCTCGTGCGCTTCGTGGTGCACGCCGTGGCCAAGCCTGCGGCCTTCCTCTGGGCGCATCTCGCCCTCCCGAAGGTCTCCAGTTTCAAGGTCATCGGCAAGCTGAAGGACATCTATCGCGAAAGCTGGCTGACCAGCGGGCAGTCTCTGCACTACCGCCGCTGGATTTACTGCTGATCCAACTGCCTGCACCGGGGCTGGCCTTCGGGTCAGCCCTAATCCCCGCCTTGAGGAAGACCATGACAGACAAGAAGAAACCCACCGTCGAAGAACTGGCTGCCTGCCTCGGCGGTGCCATCATTGGCGCTATCGCGGTGACCCTGGCATTTCTGGTTCTGGTGCTCTTTACCGCTCCTCGGTCGCTCCTCCTGGTCAGCCTCAGCCTTTCGCTTTTTCAGATCGCGGGCGGCCTGGCTGGCGCTACCGCTTTCATGTTCATGTTGAAATCACGGGAGAAGTGACCATGTACGCCACCGTCACCGACATGATCGCCCGCTTTGGAGAGGTGCAGATCGTGCGCCTGTCCAATCCGGAAGACCGTGAAGCCGAGACGCCGGACGTGGAAAAGGTCAACACCGCGCTGACCGACGCCACCGAGCTGATCAACAGCTACATTCGCGGCCGCTACCTGACGCCGATCGCAAACCCGCCGCAGGATGTGGTTCGTGCCACCTGCATCCTCGCCCGCTACGATCTGGCCGATACCGAACGGTCCAGCCCTTCGGAAGAAATGGCCAAGGGCCGCGCCGAGGTCATCAAGTGGCTTGAGAACGTCGCCAAGGAAATCGTGCACCTGGACATTCAGCTGGCATCGCCGACAGGCGGCAACGCGGTCGGCTCCGGCCCGCGCATTTCCGACCGCGAGCGCATCGTGACCTTCGACACGTTGAGGGGCTTCTGATGGACAGCTTTCCCCTGACGCCGATCCGCAACCAAGAGCCACTTATCATCGAGCGGCTCCGGATCGCCTTTCCCAAAAACCCTTTCACGATAGAGCGTGTGCCGCAGGTTCTCAGCCTTGGTGAGTTCAAGCGCGTCGTCAAACTGTCGCCCTTCATCGGCCTCGCCTGGACAGGCATGAAGCCGGACCCTGACAACGGCCGGATGCTGAAGGGCAACATGCTATGGCGGCTGATCCTCATAAACAGCGTTTCGAGCGGCCTTGAAGCGCGCTTTAAGGGCGACAAGTACGATATCGGCATGGACGCCATGGTCGATGTCGCCTCGGTACTTCTCCAGGGCGTCAGCTTCGCGGGCCAGGGTGCCACCAATGTGACGCTGATCAACAGCGTTATTGCCGATGGCTGGACCGACGACAATGTCGCGATTGCCCAGCTCGATTTCACCTTCAGCTTCGCAACCCGTGCCGCTGCGACCGGAAAGATGCAGCCCGACGACTTCGAGGCGCTTGGCATCACGTGGTCCGTGAACGGCTCGCCCCAAACCGTCTCCGACGAAATTCAACCACCCCAGGAGTAAACCCGGCCATGGCCACCACGAAAACACTCATCGCGGCCGAGGGCCGCACGGTCCTCCTTCTGGACGGCACTGAATGGCCGAAGGAAGGCTTGCCCGATCCGAACACGCTTTTCACGCGCCGGCGCATCGCTGACGGCGATCTGATCGAGAAGCCCGCCGACGCGGCCCAGCCCGCAGCGCCTGCATCGTCCGATGCGCCGCAGCTCACCCAGATCGAGGAACCGGCCGAAACCGCCGCCGAGACCAAGCGGTCCACGACCAAGAAGTCTGAAGGAGACAAGTAATGGATTTCAACGAAATCCCAGTCGATCGCCTCGAACCTGCGACCCTGATCGAGATCGGGCCGAACTATCGCAATGTCGGCATTCTGCCCTGGCCGGAAAAAGTCTTCATCATTGGCCAGAAGCTTGCCACCGGCACACTCGCTGCCGGTGCCATTCAGGAGATCACCCGCGCCGATCAGGCAATCGCACTCTTCGGCCGTGGCTCGATCGGCGCTGAACAGGTCGCCTATTTCAAAAAGGCGAACCGCACCGCGCCGCTTTTCGTCATCGGCCTTGTCGATGATGAGGACGCCGTGAAGGCAACCGGCACCTTCACCTTTGCCGGCTCTCCCAGCAGTTCCGTCGTGTTGCGCTTCAAGATCGGCGGCCGGCAGGTTCGCATGACCGCACTTTCCGGCGATGCGCCGGCAGCACTGGCGACGAAGCTTGCCGCCGCCATCAATGCCGATCTCGACATGGTCGCGACCGCAGCGGCCGTCGCAGCCGTGGTCACCGTCACGGCCCGCCATGGTGGCGAGGTCGGCAACGAGATCGATCTGCGCGTCGATACCAAGGTTCAGCCGCTTCCGGCCGGTTTGACCTGCGCCGTCGTCGCAATGGCGGGCGGCTCCGGCAATCCGGACGTTCAGCCGGCGCTCGATCTTCTCGCCAGCACCTGGGCAACCAAGATCACGCATCCATGGTCGGATGCAACGAACATGGCGAAAACGGCCGAGTGGCTGCGGGTGCGCTATCTCGCGACCTCGAAGCTCGACTGCCACGGCTTCGTGTTCAAGCGCGGGACCTATGGCCAGTTGACGACTTTCGGCAACCTGACCAACTCGCCATTCCTGACTGCGGCCGGCCTGAATAGAAGCCCGACGTCATCCTGGGCGATGGCCGCCTCGGCGCTTGGTGTCGCCTCGTTCTATCTGACGAACGATCCGGCCCGCCAGTTGAAGTCGCTGGTACTGCCGGGTGTGGACGCTCCGGATGAGGCCGATCAGTTCCTCGAATCGGCAAACGAACCCGATCTGCTGCTGCGCGCCGGCATTTCCACCTTTGACTGCCTGTCTGACGGTTCGGTCACGATCTCGCGTATGATCACGACCTACAAGAAGACGACGCTTGACGTCGATGATCGCGCCTGGCTCGACATCATGGTGCCTGTCACCATGAGCCGCATCCGCTATGACTGGTCCGTGTACATCAATCTGATGTATCCGCGCTCGAAACTCGTGGATGACGACACTGATGCGGCCTTCGCATCCCGCCATGACGATGACAAAGACCCCGGCACGGCGGTGGTAACGCCGAAACGCATGGCCGGCTCTTGGGCGGCACGATGCAAGCTTTACGGCGAAAAGGTCTGGATCGAGGACGTGCAGCGCACGCTCAGGGAAAGCGTCTTCAAACGGTCGAGCGATGATCGCAACCGGCTGGAAGCCCGCCAACAGGTGGTGGTTGTCGGCAATCTCATGGTCTTCGCCGCCCGTCTCGAATTTCAGGTTTAACAGGAGCTTTTGAACGATGACACAGGTATTAGGCATCGTCGATATCATCTGGCGGGGCCGTAACATCCCCGTCGAGAAGGGTGCGAAATTTCGCCAGGGCGGTATCAAGAACAACGCCGTGACCTATGGCCGCAAGGTTGGTCGCGCCCAGGAGTTTCAGGGATCGCAGATTACCGCCACCACCAACCTCGAAGCGGGCCAGAGCCTTGGCAATCTGCTGGACCCGGGCGAAGGAGAATTGCAGGTGCTCTGCGACACCGGCCAGACATTCGTCTTCAACGATGCCTTCCTCGTGGATGACCGTCCCGAGGTCACGGGCGGCGAAGGCGGCAAGATCGAACTCAAATGGGCCGCGTCTGCGGGCGAGGAGCTTATCTGATGGGCACTCCGAAGAACATCACCATCGACCTGGACGAAGATGCTTCCAATGGTACGATCACCACTACGGCTGCGGGCAATGTGGAGGAAGGGATTAGCGGTCGCTCTGACGTTGTGGATGAAGACGCAGATCCACGCGACAGACTTCCGGAGCGCGCAATCCAGAACGCTGACGGTTCGGTCACGCTGCCGTTGTTGTATCCTCAGGTCGTGGGGCGCAAGAAAGACGGCAAGACTTGGGAGGATGAGTTCGACGCTCTCACGTTTCATCGTCTACGCGGCGCTGATCAGCAGCGTATCGCCAGCGCGTCAGACGCAAAACAGGTGTCGGTTGCCTTTTCCTGCTCGACACGATTGTCGCAGATGGTCATGGACAAGCTGTATGAAAAGCTCGACCTCGAAGACATCACGGACGCCGGCCGGGTACTCAACCATTTTTTGACGAGTGGTCGGACGACTGGCCGATAATGCTCGGCGGCCTCGCTGACGGCTCCGGCTTCAGCGCGGCCGAGATCGGCGACATGACGATCGATCAGGTAAGGATGTGGTGGAACTGCATCCAGGCATACCGAAAACACGTAAACGACCTTGCTCAAGGCTAGTTCAGGCACCGCCCGTTGAGGCGGGCCTGAATTGGTTCGCGTGCGCGCGATATTTTGCCGCCAGATTGGAGCGGCGCGCGCATGGCCAACCGGAACATGAACCTTGATGTCATCGTTCGCCTCAAGGACCTCTTGAGCGGGCCTTTACGCGGTCTTAGAGGTGCGCTTGACGGCATCTCCAGCGCCGCCCGCAAGATCGGTATTGTCGGCGCAGCGGTTGCCGGCATTTCCTTCCTCGGCCCCATGCAGGAGGCCGCAGCTTTCCAGCAGCAGTTGATCGACATAGCCGGAACGTCAAATCTGACGGGACAGGCGGCGTTTGCGTTCGTCGATCAGTCAAAAGCGAAATTCGAGCAGCTCGCCCTCGATGTCGGTCAGCTTTCCGATACCGTTGCACGAGGCGCGGGGCAGATGATCGCCGCCGGCGTCGATAACGGGCTGGTAGACCGCTCGATCGGATCGATCAGCCGAGCCGCCACTGCCGCCAATGCCGAGATGAACGACATGGCGTCTGTCGCCACGTCGCTTCTCACCACACTGAAGCTTCCGGCCGATCAACTGGATGATGCCCTCGGGGCGCTGGTAACGGCGGGCAAGCTCGGCTCCTTCGAGCTGAAGGACATGTCGCGTTATTTCCCGACGCTGACCGGGCAGATGGCGAAGTTCGGCGTGACCGGCCGTGAAGCAATCAACTTCCTCGGCGCTGCCCTCCAGATCGCCCGCAAGGGAACGTCCGATCCGGCCGAGGCCGCCAACAATCTGAAAAACTTCCTCTCGAAAGTGCTTGCGCCTACCACGGTCAAGAACTTTGCCGACATGGGCGTCGATATCCAGGGTGTGATGCAGGACGCGGTGACGAAAGGCATCAACCCGATCGAAGCCGTGGTGCAGAAGATCACGAAGCTTACCGGCGTTTCCAGCAAGGAAATTCAGGGCCTGATGAAGAAAGCGAAGGATGCCGGCATGTCCGACGCCGATGCACTGGCATCCGTGCGCGAGCAGCTCGAAAAGATTTATGGCGCTGGCAAACTCGGCGAACTGTTCTCCGACATGCAGGTGATGGACTTCCTGATCCCCATGCTCGGCAACATCGACGAATACAAGTCGATCAAGGATGAAGTCGCCAAGGCGACAGGCAGCGCCATCGATGGCGACTTCGAAACCCAGATGCAGGGCCTCAATCGCCAGCTCACCATCTTCCGCGAAATCGGCACGCAGGCGTCCCGCGAAGTGGGCCTTGCATTCGGCACCTGGATGCCGGCGATCAACGGTTATCTGATGGACGGCCTCAAATGGTTGCGCGAGCTGGACACCGCGACTGGCGGCATGGTCAAGCAGGGCCTCGCCTTTGCTGGCGTGGCTGTCCTGGCGGCGGCCGGCCTCGGCGTTCTCGGCGTGGTCTTGCCCGCGATCGGCGCGGGACTGTCGGTTCTGGCCGCGCTGTTCAGCCCGGTGGGCATCGCGCTCGCCGGCATCGCGGCCGCTGGCGTCTACGTCTATCGCAACTGGTCAAGCTATGCGCCGCGCCTGTCGCAACTGTGGAACCGCATGGGCAAGGCCTATGCCGACGCCATGACGGTCGGAACCGCGATCGTCAACCGCTTCGGCCCGATCATCCGTTCTGGCCTCGGCAGAGCGCTTCAGGACGTGACGGCCGGCTGGCAGAACCTGAAGACCTTCGTGTCCGGCTTCATGCGCGGCCTCGATCTCCAGTTCGACTTCTCCGGCCTGACGATCAGCGATGTGCAGCTCGCCGCGTTCCGTGTTCTCGATGCTGCGTTGAATGGCATCGCCACGGCCTGGGGAATGATCCGGGATTTTGGCTCCGGTTTTGCGAAGTGGCTGGAGCCGATCGGCGAAGCGGCGGGCGGCACTCTGAAAGCGATTGGCGGCATCGCCAACGGTTTCATGCGTCTGGCTACGGCAATACGGGAACTTGTCGGCCTCGGCGAAGGTGGCAAGATAACCGGCATGCTTTCCGGCATCATGTCGTTCCTCGGCGATCTGGCGGGCAAGACAGTGCTGGCGGCCGTCATGGTCCTGGAGGACGTTGCGAAAGCCATTGAGTGGGTCGTGAACGGTATCGCATCACTGGTGGAAGCCATCAATCGCGGCATCGACTGGAGCGCCCTTGTGCCGCAGGGTATTGCCGAGGCGTGGAACAGCGTCGCGTCGGCGCTTGAGAGAGTGCAGAATGCGCTCAGCATTGAAAGCGTCTCGAACGCGCTCGGCGTGTCCGGCCAGCGCAACATGACGCGCTTTGGTCGAAACAGCGTGCTGCCCGCCAACCAGAATGGTGTCCTGCCGGCACAGGCGTCGCCAACCGCGCCGGCAGCACCACAGCAGCTCAACGTCAACACCGAAGCGAAGGTTGTTGTCGAAGGCCCCGGCAAGGTTGTCGGCCAGACAACGACCGTCACGTCGCCGTCGCCGAACGTCAACACCGGCCGCGCTGTCGGGAGGCCCTGATGCTTCTCGACAGCCTCAATGCCGCTGAAGGATTGCTGCCGGGTGTTTATCGCGGCATTCCGCTCTCCATCGTCGATGTATCGAGCGACCATGGACGGCGGGTTCTCGAATACCTGTTTCCGGGTGTCGATCCCGCCGCCTATGACGATTTCGGCGTTGGTCCCTCTGGCATCAGTATCGAGGCGCTTTATGTCGGTGACGATTACCGCACCCGTGCGCAGCTCCTCGCCAAAGCCTTCGAGACGCCCGGTCCTGCATTGCTCATTCACCCGTGGCTTGGCCCGATGCAGGTCATCATGGAAGAGCCGGCGCAAATCCGCTTCTCGGAACGGGAACTGCGGGTTATCCGGGTTTCGGCCCGGTTCAAGCGCGCACCATCGTCTTCGGCTTCCGGTTTCTCCGGTGGCCTTCTGCCTTCGGCGCTCATCAGCTTCACCAGCGCTGTGACCTCGCTCGCCGCCTCGATCGCGCTGACGGTCATTTCCAGCGCCAGAACCGCAGCGACCATTCGCAGCCGGCGCGTCACGTCCTCAGTCGCCGATTCCATCACGGCGCGTCCCGACGCTCGCTCGGCCGTCAGCCAGATACGCTCGGCGCTGGAAGCGTCGTCGCCATCCTCGCCTGTCGCGTTCGACACATGGGCCAGCTCGGCTGCGTCGGTCATTGCCCAGACGATTGAGGTTCCGGCTGTGGCACCCGCGACGACAACGGTAGCCGCGACGCCCAGCGCCCAGGCGCTGATGAGCGCCGGTCTTTCCATCGCCTCGGGACTGCTGACGGAAGCGGGCAAGGCACCTTCCGCAATTGACGCCCTGTTGCTGGCCGGTGCGGCCGGACAGTTCCTCGCGGCGACGGCCGAGCAATCCTCCTATGCGGATTTCGTGTCGCGGCAGGAAGCGCTCCGTTACCGCGCCGCCATGACCTCGGCACTCGCCTCACTCGTTGACCAGGTCGAGCAGCAGTCGCCCGACACGATGCAGGCCGCCAGTTCGGCGTTCTCTTCTGCTGCGCGATCGCTGACGGCCGCAATTGTCTCCGATCTCAATGAGGTGATCGGCCGCCTGCCGTCCGTGCGCCGCCTGTCGGTCAATCGCGATGCCGACGCATGGCTGGTCGCCCAGCATCTTTCCGGCGATACACCGGCACTGCTCGAAACCGTCTATGCCGATATTGTCGCCCGCAACGATCCATCGCACCCGGCGCAATTGCCTGCCGGCGATATAGAGTTTCTGGAGCGTGGTTGATGGCAAAAAGCATCAGGCTCTTTCTCAATGGCACGGCCTATGATCAGTGGACATCAGGCGAAGTCACCCGCGACCTGAAGGACTTTTCTGGCAGCTTCAGCTTCACGTTTCGTGATGGCGAGGCGTCCAAAGCGACGTTCCCTTTCGCCTCGATGCCGAACCTGCCGCGTCTTCACCCTCAGATGCAGGCAAAGATCATGATCGGAAAACGGACGGTTCTGATAGGCCATGTCGAAACTGTCGCCCCGGATGTTAGTCCCGGCAACGCCTCTGTAACGATCTCAGGGCGCGACAAGACCGGCGATCTCATTGACTGTTCCGCACTGGCGGAAGGTCCGGCCGAGCTGAAGGGCGTCAAACTGGAGGCCGCAGCCTCAAAAATCGCCGAGCCGTTCGGCCTGAAGGTCCGGACGGAAGTGGACACCGGCGAGACCTTCGACCGTTATTCGATCGACCTTGGCGAGACCGCCTTTTCCGCGATCGAGAAAGGTTCGAGACAGCGAAGCGTCCTCATCCTTTCGGATGGTGTCGGCAACATCGTCATCACCCGAACGGGCAAGACGCGTGCGCCCGATGGGATTAGTCTTCCGGGTAACGTGATCGGCATCAGGGCAAATTTCAGCACCGCGAACCGCTATAGCAAGACCGTGGTGCGCGGCCAGTCGGAACGGTCCGGCAAAGCCCGGAGCGCCGCCGCCCTTGATGCCACAGCCGAGCCGATCGGTGCGGACAGCCGTAACGACGGCGACGGTTCGGCCCGCGAGCGCGAGCGCAAGGGAACCGTCGCGACTGGCAGGGCGGATGATGCCGAGATCAGGCGTTACCGCCCGATCGTCCATCTCGCACGCAGCAAGGCGGGCGCGGTCAGCGCCCAGGACGAAGCCGACTGGCGCAATCGCACGTCTCGCGCCGAGGGTGACGAGCAGACCTACACGGTCAAAGGCCACGAGGTGAACGGCCAGCTCTGGACGGTTAACCAGGTGGTGTCCGTTTCCGATGCCTTCCTCGGCATCGAGCGCGATCTGCTGATTTCCGCTGTCCGTTATTCCGAGGCAGACGAAATCACCACGGATATTTCCGTTTGCTCGGCCGAGGCCTTCGACAAGGAGCCGGTGGGCAAGCGCCGGACAGACAAGGCCGGAAAGGGCAAGTCCGCGAAAAAGAGTTCCGGCCCGCTGGACGGCACGGCGGAGGCCCTATGAGCGAGATCGTCAACAAGGTGCGCGGCCTGATCCGTCGCGTCACAGTGAAAGACATCAAGGATGATGGCCAGATGCAGACGGCCTCGGCCGAGGTGGCGGAAGGCGTCTGGCGAGATGATCTGGAAGTTATGCTGCCGTATGGCCTGCTCTCGTTTCCCGACGATGACGGCGCAGTCGGCGTGGCGCTGGCGGTCGGCGGCGACGAAGGCGATATGGTCATCCTGCCGCTCGCCAATCCATCGCAACGCATCGGCGGCTTGAGCAAAGGCGATGTCGGTATCGGCAACAAGTTCGGCGATCGCTTGATCGTCAAGGCCAGCGGCGGCATGGAGGCGCAGGCCGCCAGTTCCATCACCTTCAAGGTGGGCGGCGTGACGATGACGCTGGATGCCGACGGGCTTAGCATCAGTGGCGGCAGCATCAGGCACGACGGCGTCGTGATCGACAAGACGCACAAACACACGGATGTTGTGCCAGGCGGTGGCATTAGTGGTGTGCCTGTTGGCGGCTGACCGCCCGCCACGGCGGGCCTGATCAGGCTTGCGCGCGCGCGATAATTTCGCGCCATGACCGGATTTTTCGACCTTGCCCTGACCTATGACGCCACGCGGCGCTGCTGCGATCTGGTGCTGGATGACGAATTCAATCTGGTCCTGGACGAAACGTCCGTGACGCCGGTCCTGCTTTCGGTCGGCCTAGATCGCCGCGCCTCTCCGGACGATGAACTGCCGGAAGGCCGGTCGCAGTTTCTGGCCCCCATTTCCTTCTCCGAGCGCCGTGGCGCGCTCCTCGATGGTCTCAATGCTGCCGGCGACATGGCGGGCTGCAAGATGTGGTTGCTGGAACGCGCCAAGGAAACCGAGACCACCCGCCAGCTCGCGGAATATTATCTCGCCGAGGGCCTCGGCTGGGCCGAGACCGATACCGGAACGCCGGCAGAAATCGAAGTCTGGTGGCTGCGAGATGGCGTGCTCGCCTATCGTGTCCTGGTCGAGGATGTCACGCTCGAACTGACGCGGAAGGTGGCGTAATGGTCTGGCCTGTCCCCGCAGCGAAAACGATCTTTTCCCGCCTCGCTGCCACCTCTGAAGTGATCCTGCTCGGCATTTATCCCGAGGCCGACGTGAAGGCGATTTCCCGCGCCGTCCGTTCGGCACGCGGCATGTTCGCGGTGATCTGGAGCGCGGTGGCCCCGGAAGTGCGCGAGACGCACGACCATATCGCATGGTGGGCGCGGCAGTGGATGCCGGACAGCGCCGACGACGAAACGATGATCCTTCGCCATGCCTCGATCTGGGGCATCGAGCCACGTCCGGCGACAAAGGCAGTCGGTTCCGTCACGATCGAAGGTGTGGCCGGAACCGTTCTGGCCTCCGGCATCGTGCTGACATCGACCGCCACCAACACCTACGTGACCACCTCGGGCGGCACGATCGCGGCCGGTGGCACCGTCGCCGTCACGGCCGAGGCGGTCACTGCCGGCAGCGCCGGCAATCTGGAAAGCGGTGTGCAGCTTTCGACACTTGCCGCATATCCGGAGATTTCGAAGGTCACCGTCGCGACAGCCTTTGCAGGCGGCGCTGATGACGAGGAGCCGGAAGAAGTCCAGGTGCGTTATCTTCAGCGCATCCGCGAGCCACCCATGGGCGGTTCTTCCCAGGACTATCAGGCATGGGTCGGCAACGTCGCGAGCGTCTATGCCGTGAAAGTCGTGGAGGACTGGATCGGTCGCGGCTCCGTGGGCCTTGTCATCGCCCTGAGGAATGATGATGGCACGCCGCGTGTCCCGACCGAACTGGAGCTGACCGCGATCGGCAATTACGTCGGCGCTCAGGGCAGCCAGACCGGCGTCCGGCCCGTTACCGCCCGCGTTATCCCCGTCGCGGCCGAGCTGGTCGAGGTGCCAGTGAGCGTGCGCCTTCGTCCGGATGGCGCTTTGACCAGGGCGGCGGTGCAGCTCGCCTATGATCGTTTCATTGCCACCATCGGCGATGAAGACGACATGGAGAACGAAAGCCCGATCGGCGCGACCATCGAGCCTTCGCGCATCTCGGAAGCCATCTCGGCCGCCGATGGTGAATATTCGCACGATCTGACCATACCTGCCGCCAGATACACGCTCGGCACCAAGGAATGCCCGATCGCCACCGAAATCACATGGCTGGATTGAGGAGGCTTTAAGACATGTCCAGGACTTCCTCAACGATCCTTCAAAACTTGTTTTCGAAGCTGCCGATCGGCTGGGCGTTGCGCTATCGCGGCGGCGTCATGGGCGTCCTCCTCGGCGCGATCGCCGAGGCCATCGCAGACGCGGAAGCTGCTGCCGAAGCGATGATGAACGAGACGGACCCGCGTCTGGCGGACAAGCTGCTTTCGGACTTCGAGCGCTGCCTTGGTCCCGACCCTTGCGGGCGCGACAAAGACGGCCTGACCGTACAGCAGCGCCGCCAGCTCGCCTTCCAGCGCTGGACGGCCCGAGGCGGGCAATCCATCCCGTATTTTGTATCGGTTGCCGCCGCCCTCGGCGTGACGATCACGATTGAGGAATTCTGGCCGAGCCGAGCCGGTGTCCTGCGTGCGGGCCAGCGGTTGCGCCCGGACGGATCGCAGTTCGTCTGGCGCGTCAACATTCCGGGCGTCGTGTCGGTCACGAAGTTTCGGGCAGGCGCAAGCCGCGCCGGCCATCGCCTCGGTTCGTTCGAGGTCTCGTCGATCGAGTGCGTTCTGCGCCGCTACAAGCCCGCCCATACCACCCTTGTGTTCAAGTACGGAGAAGCCTGATGGATCGCATCAATGGCGCTGACACTATCGATATTGGCGGCGGCCGGCGTGGCTTCCGCGACGAAAACCTTGTGACCGGAACGGCAGGCACTGTAGTCACTGCTCTATGGCTCAACATGGCGCAGGAAGAAATCCTGAAGGTTGTCACGGAGGCCGGGCTTGCCCCGAGCGAAGGCGACTGGACACAACTCTGGCAGGCCTTGCAAATCCTCGGGCTGGCTTCCGAAATCCGCAGCCGCCGATGGCTGGCGGTCAACTCCATGACGCTTTCGATCGCGCCTGGCGCACCATCAGCGGGTGATGCCTACCTGATCCCGACCGGCGCGACCGGCATCTGGGCGGGTAACGTCGGCAAGATCGCCCAATGGACAGGTTCCGTGTGGACCTACCTGACGCCACCGGACGGCCATGGCATCAGTCTGCCCGATGGGCGTGTATTCGAGCGTATCGCCGGCACATACGTCGAAAAGCTGGCGCTTGATGTCCAGTCCGATAAGTGGCGCTACGCCGTGGCCGGTGGCACCGCCAATGTGTTGACGGCTTTGCTGACGCCAACTCCGCCCGCCTACGTGGATGGCATGTCCGTCAATCTCCGGGTAGTAAACAGTAACACGGCTGCGGCCACCCTCAACATCAACGGGCTGGGCGCGATCCCGATCACTCTCGCGGACGGAACCGCGTTGACGGGCGGCGAAATTCCCAAGCTCGCCCGTTTCATCATCTTCAATAACAGCGCCGTTTTGACCAACCCTAATCCAAGTACGCTGACAGGTATTGGTGGATATCAAAACGTAGTCTCTTCACTGAACACAGCCTTGGCGCTCAACAATGTCGCCTACGCGGTGCCTTGGGCAACTTCCGCTTCAGCAAGTCAGTTCGGCACGATTGCTGGGTCTGTGTTCACATTCACGCAGGCCGGTCGTTACACGATCACAGGGCGCATGCAGATCAGCGTAACCGGAACTCCGACAGGGCAGTTCGTCTCGTCGCTCGGCTCAATCGTCAAGAACAACGGCACGGGCGGACAGATCACGGTCTGCCAGTTCGGGGACGACAAGACGCTGATCGCTGGCACACCAGTCACAAGCTACATCACCGGTTCGGGAGCAATCGACGTGGCGGTAGGCGACACGTTGATCCTCACCGGCCTTGAAGCCATTTCCTCTGGAGGCACCTTCAGCAGCGGGAACATCGCCGCCGCCTCAATGACTATTCTCCGGACACAGTGAGGGCTACCTATGCTGAAACTGATCTATAAGCGTTATCTGGCGGCCGGAGGCGATCTGGATTTCTGGTCGTTCCAGAAGCCAAATGGCGGACTTGTCGCGGTCGCGATCGTCGATGATAAGCCTGTCATCACGTTTTGGGACGAAGCGCTGGACGCGCTCAATATGATCCAGCCGACAACCGCCGAGCTTCTCGAAGCGTTGAACGCGGCCCCTGCAATCGAAGAAGCGCGCGATTTCGTGTTGGCCACGCTGCAAGCATGTTGTGGTGGTGCCATCGTCAGCGACTACGACTCTGATGCCCTTGGGTCAATGCATACCTATCCATCGGACGTGACGGCTCAACTGAACATGATGGGCAGTGTTACGGATGCGCTAATTCCAAGTAACCCAGATGGATGGACGACGCCGTTCTGGTGCGCGGACGCCTCCGGGGTATGGGCTTTTCGTGCTCACACAGCATCGCAAATCATTGCCGCTGGCCGGGCAGGTAAAGCCCACGTCGTCGCTTGCCAGACGAAACTCGATACGTTGACGCAACAGCTCATGGCGGCGGAGACGCTCGAAGACATCACGGCCATCTCCTGGACAGGAGATGCAGAATGATCCCCGACATGACCGCGATTTTCTACTTGGCCATTTTCGGCCTGATCTGCGGCGTCATCGCCCTCCTTGGCGGGGCGGGGTGGCTAGTCTTTTTCATCGTCAATCACGTCCGGATTATTTGACCACGCGCCGTTGAAGCGGCGCGCGAAATACACTTGCGGTTGACCAACCGGCTGCAATTTGCTGATAACTTTTCAATCTGAGGGAGCACATGCAATGAAGTTTTTTGGCATTCTCGCCATCGTAGTCGCCGGAATTTGGGGGAGCGCTGCAACCGCCCAGGAACTGGAGACGAACGCGACAGGAAAATTCCTGTGCGGTGGCGCACATCCACGCTGTTCGGTGATGGACCAATCGACCTACGGTTACCATCAGTTTGGCGGCCGGCCTGTCGGGCAATACGCGGGCGTTTCCCATCTTTTGGAAGACGGGCCACCGCTTGAGCACTACCAGACCTTCATTGGCGAGGTCATTTCCAAACGTCCCAACACGAACGCGGTGGGCATTTGGGGTGATGCGTCAGCGGTCGTCAACAATGCTAGGGTTTGGGGCGGTTTCTTCTCAGCTCGCTCCGGCGGGCAATCGCAGGATAGCCAGTTGATCGGACTGGAAGTCGATGTTCTCAATGCCGGCCTCGATGGCGTCTACCCGAACCATTCAAAAGTCGGCATTCAGGTGGTCGGTTTTGGTGGGCGGAATACGAACGCCCTAGAAGTCCTGACGGAAGGCAACGGCAAAGGTCGCTGGCAAAATGGCCTGACGATTTCTCCGGAGAGCATCTCGGCTGATGGAACCGTTATCGGCGTCGGGCACCAGCAAGCCGCCTTCGGCATTGACTTCCGAGGTTCGTCCTTCTCTGATTCTGCGATGATCGTATCGCCTCAAAACAGGATCACGTTCAGGCAGAACGGAAAACATGACGCCGCCATTTACCGTGACCAGTTCTTCGACGGTCATCTGGTTGTCCAGGCGGGGCCATCCGGCATCAGGATCACGAATGCTCAGAACACGGAGAACCTCGTCATAGTTACGCCCGACGGTGACGTGATCTCGAAGTACGGAAGCATGAAAAATCTAGCCGAGCGAATTGCCGCCCTCGAAGCCGGCAATTGATTTAGACGACCCGATCTGCGCTGCTTACCCTCTTCGGCAGCGCAGGCTGGCAAGCTTGTTTTTGCCCACGTAGCTCCTCTGTACGGGTCATTTCTAACTCGTTACAACCAGCGTGCTATGACATCGGCGAAGGGACACAATGACGAGCTTTCTCAAGTTTATTTTCATCTTCGCTGGCGGATTTGTCTTGTCGACATTCAAGCGTCATTCTTCACTGTCGATCCTGTTGGCCGCTGTGCCTTTGAGTGCGGGAGCCGAAGATGCGCCTTACCGCGCGTCGCAAGCGACGCCTTCCTCGGCAATCTGCATGCCGATGTCGGAATTTCAAAAGTTTTCGGTAGACGAAGGCGGGTTCACCGTAAACAATTTCTCGGTGAGGGAAGTGAAGGATATTTTGTCCGATATGACGCAGTTGGAAACGACTTACTCAATTGCCAATCGGAGCACACAAACCGTCCGGGTTTCTGGCGACTTTGTTTTCCTAGACAATGATAACCGCATCCTCGCCGCTATGAGCGCGGACCCATACGAACCCCAAATCGATCAATCTATGACGACGAAGGGCAGAGGGCAGACCTTTGTGGCGACAGGAACCCTCCCAACGGTTGAAACAGTTTGCCTTCGCATTTTCGGAACTCTGCCCGATAAGAAGTAA